AATTAATATCGACTGCTCCGTCAGTAGTATACCGGCTGAACAAAATAACAGGAGAATCAATCTGGCTCGACAATCCTACCAACATGCCCGATCCCAGCGAAATTGAAAGCATGGAGGAACCGATAGTTAACGCGACTATTATGACACCAAAGGAGTATGTCGGCAGCATTATGGATCTGTGCCAGGAGCGCCGCGGCATCTATCTCAATATGGAATATATGGATGTAACCAGAGTAATGCTTCACTACGAGATGCCGCTGAATGAAATCATTTATGATTTTTTTGATGCTCTTAAGTCCAGAACACGCGGCTACGCCTCGCTTGATTACGAGTTTAAGAATTATGCCAGATCAGATCTGGTCAAGCTTGATATCCTGCTGAATAACGAAGTTGTGGATGCCCTGTCCTTTATTGTGCATCGCGAAAAAGCCTATGCCAGGGCACGCCGCATGGCCGAAAAACTCAAGGATAATATCCCCCGCCATCAGTTCGAAATTCCGGTCCAGGCCTGTATAGGCGGCAAGGTTATCGCCCGTGAGACAGTGCGTGCTTTCCGTAAAGACGTTCTGGCAAAATGCTACGGCGGTGACATCACCAGAAAGAAAAAGCTGCTCGAGAAACAGAAAGAAGGCAAGAAGAGAATGCGTCAGGTCGGCAGTGTAGAAGTGCCGCAGGAAGCATTCATGAGTGTGCTGAAGCTGGATGAGTAGTACTGTATGGATACATACGGTTAAGACCGACTGACACTGCGGATAAGGTTGCCTGACCTGCATTGACGAAGTTAAATGTGATCCGTATAATGGTGAAGTCAATTAAATAAACGCTCTGCGGGATTATGTAATTCTAACCCGCTGAGCTGTAAACGCGGATGTGGTGGAATTGGCAGACACGCTGGATTTAGGTTCCAGTGCGAGAGCATGCAGGTTCAAATCCTGTCATCCGCACCAAATCAAATACCATCTATTGATAAAAGGAATTTTGTCAGCAGGTGGTTTTTTGTTTGCTCGAAAGTGCTTGATTTAAGCCGCTTTCGGGCTTTGTGCTTTCTGCATTGTAGCAATAGTTGGTGTTTTAGAATAGCCGTTATCGGAGGATACTTGACACGAGCCTGTGGCTGCCAAGTGCTTATTTTTAACGATTAGACCTCTGGGGGTGTGCATCTTTTAACGATTTACCTTGTATTCGTTAAAAGATACTGTTAAGGCAAAAAAACAGCCCGCCGATTGGCGAGCCGTAAATAGTTGAATGTTAAGCTGTGACTTCCGAGCCGTTTTTGAATCTGAATGTCATTGCGCCATCTTGGTTGACCGTCACTTGGTCGATTACAGCAAGCCACAGTTTTTCGTCAAACTCGGCTATGGCAAACGGTCGGCTCTCAATGTCTTTGATGAAGCCTTCGATGATTTTGCCCTTGCCAAGGCGTTCTCGCTTGATCAATTCCAACTCGTCGACTTGCTTTGAAGCTTTATGGTGGCGTTCGAGATAGGCGTTATTACGCTCCGTCCATTCCTTCTGGTCTACTGCTGATCGGGCATTTTCATAAATTGCCTTTCTGGATAGTTCGGTAACAACCTCAATCTCACGGAACAATTCCGTAAGCTCTGTATCAATTGCCGTGGTGTCACAAAGGACATTTTTAGCAAGTCGGCAGTCCTCAATCAGCCCATCGCGGTTATGCAGTAGTTGATTGAATGCGGATAAAAACCTTTCCTTGATCACTTCCTCGGTGATATGTGGCGTCTGGCATCCCTTTCCGGGGTTTCCGAGCCGTTTGTATTTATCATTACACTGCCAGACTTCTTTGCGGTAGGTCTTGTCGCCCTTATAACTGCCCCAGACCTTCTTGCCAAAGCGGCCGCCACAATCCGCGCAGATAAGTCGGGATGCAAATATACTTGTGCTGCTCGTGGGTCTGCCGAGGTTCTTACGTCGCTCTATTTCAAGCTGAACGGCGTCGAACTCATCAGGTTCGATAATGGCGGGATGGCTGTTCTCGACGTAATACTGCTGAACCTGTCCTTCGTTCTTGACCATTTTCTTCGTGAGGAAGTCTGCACAGAAAGTCTTTTGCAGTAGGGCATGGCCTTTATATTTCTCGTTGGTCAGGATTGATTGAACCACCGCCGTTTGCCACGTTTTCTTACCTGCAGGTGACGGAATGTTATGACGTTCGAGGTGTTTGGCAATTGCCGAGAATGTCTTGCCCTCCATGTAGAGACGAAAGATGAGGCGAACAATTTTTGCTTCGGCAGGAACTATTTGCGGTAGGCCGTCCTCACCTTTCTCGTAGCCGAGGAATTGTTTGTACGGAAGGCTGACCTTGCCGTCTGCCATTCGCTTGCGCTGACCCCAAGTCACATTCTCTGAAATGGAGCGGCTTTCTTCCTGCGCCAAACTGCTCATAATTGTAATAAGTAACTCGCCTTTGGAATCCAGCGTATAGATGTTCTCTTTTTCAAACCAGACTTCCACGCCTTTTTCCTTGAGTTTGCGAACGGTTGTGAGACTATCTACTGTGTTTCTGGCAAAGCGACTGACTGATTTTGTGACGATGAGGTCTATGCCGCCCTCCAGAGCATCAGCTACCATCTGATTGAAGCCATCGCGTTTCTTGGTGGTGACCGCAGAAATCCCTTCGTCCGTGTAGACGGTCACAAATTCCCAGTCTTCTCGGCTCTGGATGAATTTTGTGTAGTAATCAACCTGCGCTTCATAGCTTGTAAGCTGCTCGTCGCTGTCGGTGGAAACCCTTGCGTAAGCCGCCACGCGACGCTTGACAGCGTTCGACTTTGACTGCGCCGACAAAGCTGGAGCGGTGGCAGGGATAACTCGTATATTAGCCATTATCCGTACCTCCCAGCGCCCGTTCTCTTGCTGTTTGCCGCATCTCGTCAGTCCAGCTCTCTCGTCGGGAGCGATTTTTCCAAGTAGCTGTTTGCTCTGTGCCGTCTTTAAAAGTAAAAACCAGGACGCCGTCGTCGGGGACTGCTATCGCTGTGATCTTCCCCGATAATACATTGGGGTCGTACTCAGCAAGCCCTAACACTTCGATGCATTTCTCTTTGAGTATGTCCTCGGGTATTCGCTTAGCGGCACATTCGTGCTTTCCTCGGTAAGTATAGGTAGCGCAAGCCCAAACCACCTTGGCATATTTTGTGCCCACGCCGCTTACCTTTTTGCGGAATTTTGCTCCACACTTTTTACAGGTGATTAGTCCCGAAAATTCGCTGAATGTCAGCTTCCGGGGATGATTAGCTTTTGCTGCCCGCCGGGCCATCTCAATCTGAACCGCCTCGAAGGTCTCGCGGTCGATAATAGCTTCATGTGAACCCTCGACATAGTATTTCGGCAGCTCACCGCTGTTTGACTTCCATTGCTTTGTAAGGTGGTCAGTGATAAAGCCCTTTTGCAAGCACGTATCACCGATGAATTTCTCGTTCCCCAGAATAGAGCCTATGGTGCTTTCTGACCAGCGACCACCGCACTTGGTGGGTACTCCGAGCCGAATCAGCTTCTTCATAATCGCATTTTTACCAAGTCCCGATAAATAGTCGGCGAATATCATTCGCACGACCTCGGCTTCTTCGGGAATAATGGTTAACTTGAAGTCCTTATAGTCAAACCCGTAAATGCGGATGTTGTTGGAGGGCTTGCCCTCCTTGAAATCTTTTCTGATACGCCACTTTTGGTTTTCGCTGACAGAGCGGCTTTCCTCTTGTGCGTAGCTTGCAAGGATGGTGAGCATTAACTCTCCGTCTCCTGAAAGTGAATGCAGGTTTTGCTCCTCAAAATATACGCCGACGCCGAGATCCTTAAGTTCCCGTACAGTTTCAAGTAATGTGACTGTATTTCTCGCAAAGCGACTGATAGACTTCGTGAGGATGAGATCGATGCGTCTCGCACGGCAGTCGGCAAGCAGTCGCTGGTATTCAGGTCTTGAATCCTTCGTGCCGGTTTCCGCTTCGTCGGTATACACGCCGACATACTCCCATTCAGGTTTGTCCTGTATCAGATTGCTGTAGTAGCTGATCTGAGCGGCAAGGGAATGGAGCATTTCATCTTTACCGCAGGAAACACGAGCGTAGGCTGCGACCCGTTGTCTGGTCGGCAATGGCGCCGTTTGTTCAACTTTTGTTATCTTTCTGCCCATAATGGCCTCCTTTCGCACTACCATATATCACTCTGTTTTCCTTACATAGCAAGTCATTTTCGAGGAATATACTGCACGAGGATAAACCATACTTTTGGGCAAGTATTGCATCTATTGACTGCAGGTCATCATCAGAAATGATGCCATTTGCGTGCCAGTTTTTAAACACCGCCATAGCTGACTTGTAGCGGAGGATTGCTTCGTCTTTACTCATGGCAAGCCCTCCGTGACTGCCCAAAACAGGCGCGGGAACAGTATCGCCGACGTGCGTTACCATAGCTTTCAAACTCCGTGCCACAGATCGGGCATACGAAATGATATACGGCTCTGCGGTTCACGGCCTCAGGGTGTGCCTTCCACCAAGCCATACGGCACTTGTCCGAACAAAACCGTTTCTGCTTAGAACCCCGCATGTGCTGAAGTGGAATGCCGCAGTTGGCACAGGCATCAGTATCTACGGGTAGTTCTTGCTTTATCGCAACGCCGATGTTATTTCGGCGGCAGTAAGACTTGATGGTGTTTTCGGATATACCGAGATCGGCGGCGATAGCGGCGTAGCTGTCACCTTTGCCGCGCAAGTATTCAATTCGTTCTTTTTGAGCAGTAGTCATATGCTTTCCTCCATTCGGAGGGGAAATGAAAAGAGCCCCTCTACCGTCTACAGACAGAAGAGGGGCTCTTGCGTACCAGCATATACTGGTTATTCGGTTTTGATGAAAGCATCCGTAAATCCCGCCGCCTTGACTCTTTTTAGCATGGCATCAGCATTGGCTTTGACGGCGTAAGCACCGACTTGTACACGGTATAGCTTTTTCGGTTCAGTTGGGGTGGGAGGTTTTGAAGGTTCTGTTGCCGTGAGTAGCCTTTTGACCTCTGCTCTAAATGTATCCATTGACTTGCCGTGCTTCGGAAACCAGTGACCTGGATCGGCATGGTTACTGGCGATGCCGCGTTTATGCCCCTCGTAATGACCGATAATAACGCCATCTGCCATCGGGTCGAGATTATACTCCTTGCAGAGATAGGCACACAGTTCGGTGGCTTCCTTGTAGACTGCGTTGAAATAGGCTTTGTCGGTTAGGCCATCCTCGCAGATTTCAAAACTTGTGTGACTGTCATTGACCGATCCTTTTGAGCCGGAAGCCCCATGCCAACCGCGATGATTCCACGGCAGTGTCTGATAGGTAGCAATACTGCCATCAGCCAGTTTTCCGATGAAGCCATGTACGCAGACCTGCCGACCGTCCGGTTTGTCTTGATTCCAGTGGTTGTTATATTGATTCTTGCCAAGCAATCCATCGTCCGGACCCACATAACGACGCAGATTCGGATTGTTCGCGCCGGTGGAGTGAACCATAATGCCTTTGACAGTAATAGTCCTGCCAGCCTTGTAGCAGGCGTTGTTTGTGAATATCAATTTCCGTAGATTCATTTCTGTTCATCCTTTCCATGAAGTTGTGCCAGCACATCTTTTAACTTGGCAGGCACGGGTAACCCAATAGCCGTGGCATTCTCAACGAGAGAAATTCCCTCATTAGCAATGTAGAAGAAGATAATCGCCGTCCGAAGTGGTGCTCCCGTGCCGCCGAGCAGATAGGTGTCGATGAGATGACCAATGCCGACCACAAGGAATAGCGCTACCTTCTTGGTGATACCCTGCGCTCCGATTCTGCTGGACAGTTTTTTCTCCACAATTGCCCGAAGCACGCCCGTGATGTAGTCGACGACCACGAAGGCGATAAGCGCATAAAGGAAGCCGTCCAATCCGCCCAAAAACCAGCCAAGTGTACCTCCGATGGCTGCAAATGCAACCTGAATCCAGTTCCAAATCTCTTTCATTTTCGTTTTACCTCCTGTTTTTTGCATAAAAAACGCCTGCTGAATATGCAGGCGCGAATGCCAATATGAATGATTACTCTTTAACTCTGTTTTGGGAGTGCCTCCCAAAGCCGCAAGTCTTCCTGACCGAGTGACCATAGGGCAAAACCACGCAACCGCCATCGGTATGCCGCTTCATTTGCCCAGTAGACAATCGAGTCCACGTCTTGGTAGTAGACAATTCCAAAACCATCCCCATCACCGAGGAATACCCTCGAACACCAGACGTTGATGTCACGTGGCGTAAATTTTGCCGTGTAGTCAGCGTTGCATGGAATGTATAGCATTGCTGAATGCACGAAGTCATAGTCCATAGAGATATCCTCGCTTCGGGTAGCGGATTCCTCCACATCTGAGGTAAGCGTGAATACCTCGAATTCACTGTCCCATGTCACGCTACTCCGGGCGATCCTGCCGTAGTTTTCGGTAGTACCGTTTGGCATTGTTACATCAAAGGCTTCATACGGCTCGTAAGTCCAGGCATCGCCTAAACGCAGAAGTTCACACTTGATTTCATTATCCGACTGAATGCCGCAATAACCACTTGCTGGTGATACCATGGCTGTGAAGCGGAGGGTGTTACTGTTACCGGAATAGACCCTCACACTGTTGTCGCGTTTCCTCATTTCAATGAGATACATATTGGGGTTTGTGCGGATGTCGGTGGCAGGTGTTTTAGCGTAAGCTGCACCATAACTGCCGAGCAAAATAGAGTCTTGATAGAGTTCCACTCGCTCAGTGTCGATGTTGATACAACAGAAGATGTCGCCGATAAATACCCCGGCGCGCCCGCTCCCGTTGTGAGGGAAGGCAAGCCGTGCTCGAAGGTGAACGTCGGAGAAACCGTCATATCTCCAGGCAAGTTGGCCACTACCTTCCAACTGTGAATAAACCCTGCCGGATGCATATTCATCGCTTCGCCAGACTGCCCAACTGCCTGAAAGTGTAGTCCAGTAAGTGCTTTGCAGCGTGATTGGGTCTTGGAAGTCCTCATACCACACCAGAGCCGAATCGGGTTTTCGCCGCAGAATCTCGGTGGTCAGTTTGAAGCCTTTGTCCGGCACCGCCATATTCCCGTTCACGTCCTTGAAGCTACGAGGAGAGAGTTCAAAGGTAGCCGAACCTGCCGAGGGCTGTTCAGAAAACGATGAGCAAAGACGAAAGCCATATAACTGCGCGCCCACCACACCGCCATCAACGGTGATGGTATGTTCTCCTGCCGACAAGCTGCGTCCTTTAGCAAGAATCGCCCAGAAGGTGCTTCTCCAATACGGCCACCATAGACGGTTTTCGTAAAAGCCGACCGAGGAACCGTCAAGGGAGATGTTGATACCGTTCTTGTCCCAATACGGATAGCAGATACGGACTGCGACATCATAAATTCCCGATTGCGGAACGGTAAAATCGTAGGTTGCTGTACCCATTTCAGATGAGAGCGTAATCATTCCGTTGCCGATCACCACGCCCTCTGTGTAACTATCCGGCTCGCCGTCGCGGTCAATATAGATTGTGCCAAACTCTGCCTTTTGTGTTTTCCCGTAGCAAGTTAAGTATCGACGGCGGTTGTATGTTTCCCCGATTATTGGAGCTTCTCGGCTGGTTGCATCGCCACCCTCAGCATAATCGTAGACTTGAGGGAGCATATACGGTACCTGATCGTAATCGTCCCAGTAGGCAAGCCACGGTATCATCGGCTGCGGAGGTGCATTACCTGTAAAGTTATAGCCGCCCTCCGCCCATATTTTGGCGGCGTAGTAGGTAAGCGACACGCCACGATACGTCTGGCCGAGGTCGGCAGGGTTTGTATATATCTGCCACTCCCAACCGTAACCCGGTAAACCCATATAGATCTTTTGCGGATTCATTACTCTGGCGGCATAATCATAAACACCGACAAGCCAGTCCCGTGGAGAGACAGGACCCGGTGCGCTGCCTGCCCAGGCCATACCGTATGACATAATTGCTGCCGTGTCACAGTAAGCATCGAGATCGGCATAGACGCACCAGTTCTCGCCGCCGACTGAGCCTTGGACGCCCGTCATACCGGGCAAACAGATATTGACCAGTTTGGCAGGATTGTACGCTTTGACGGTTTGGTAAATGTCGCTGAAGAGAATATTTGCCGCATCCTTGTTCTCATATCCACCGCCGCGTTCCAAGTCGATATCCACACCAGCACACCACGGATATTTCTGCATGATCCGTACCAATTCGGAGAGAAACTTCGTCTTTGCGCCACTTTCGTTATTCCGCAGAGCAGTGAAGATAGAAGCTGCGCCGTGGTTCATTACAGTGAGAAACCACCGCACTTTAGGCCATTTATTGATGTACGGCATCATGCCGGATATCGGCGTCCCTGTTTCGGTTATCGTTCCTGTTATGTCCACCTCGAAGGTGAAGATGCCGATGGCTTCAAAGCGGTCGCCGTAATTGTTCAAGGCTTGGTGCATTCGGGTGTTGCCCATGAACGACCATATCATGCACTTCTTGCCCTTAAGATAATCCCTGCTCATAGACGCGGATCTCCTTCCATCATTTCTACATATTCGAGGTAGACCCTCGCTGATTTGCCGCTTTCCAGCTTCACGTGGTGCTTGCTGTCGTAAGCGGCGGTATATTGGTAAAATCCATCCTTTGGCGTGGGATTGCCATTTCGCAGACATTCCCTTGACACAGCTTTCAACGCAAATTCATCACCCGCACTCACCGCCGATGTAAATTTGCACTTATGCGAACCCATACCTTGTGAAATTTCAATGCTTCCCGCCGCCATTGGCTGTTTAGGATAGATATATAAGTCAAGACCCGTCGAGGTTTCCCCGGTATTGAAGAGGACGAGGGTCGCGCCGCCACGCACCACGGCATTTTGGTAGCGAGGAGCATTCCCGCTACCTTGAAGCATGGTCGAGGTGTGCGGTGTATAGCCTGTCAGTTTGTCGCCCTCCTGAAGCTGAAGGTCGGTGAAGTAAATCTCGCCCGTGCAATCGGCAATGAGAGGACGGAGGGTGACATTCACGATTCGTTTTTCCTCTTTGAGCTTTATTACCTCTGCAAAGCGGATAAAGTTGTTGATGATCATAAGCTCCACCTACCCATCGAGCGTCCACTGAATTTCACAGACGTGGCTGACCCAGCCTGTGGCGACGATACCTGCTTGCAGCATAAGGTCGGTGAAGAATACCTCGCCCGTGCAATTTTGTATAACAAGACGGATAGTGATGGAGCGCAGCCTGCCGTAGCCTTTGGGTGAAGCGTCCCGCGCCACTTGTTGAAAATATGCCATGCGAAATCACCATCCTCTCAATACAAATCAATAAACCGTGTTTCTGTCGTTCCGTCCTCGTACTCGAACACCACCTCAATGCCAACCTGCCCATTTGCACCCTTGTTCAGATTATCTGAGCCGATTTGCGCCGATATGGTGTAGTTACGTCTTGATGCCGGATAGACTGTTTGCGCCATACTTTTGGTCATATCCGCCACACCAACCGCCTTAAAGGAAGCTGTACCGGACACACCGTTTTCAGTATCCACTACAAAACCGCTATTTTGCCAATAGGCGAAGCCGTCATCGGCTCTGCTGTTTCGCAGATGGTTGAACGGTACCATATCCTTGATTTCCTGCCCGATGAGATTGCTTTGGTCGAACTGATCGGCAATCGTCGAGGAGGAAGAGTCGCCCAGTTCTCTAAGTTTCGAGGAGAGTTCCAGTACGGTTTTCCATGGCTCTTGGAGGTTATACTGGCGGCGTATAATTCGTGTTTTGATGGTCAGATTCAAATCCCTGTCATCAACGGTTACAATGTCACCTAAATCCCAGCGCTCGTGTTCATAGCCTGTCAGTACGGACAAATCCATTGCCGAGAGGACATAGGAAACGCGGGGCTTTGCGTACTCAGCAAGCCGCATATTGGTAAATTCAAGCATCTGATAGGGGTTCGTAAAATTGGAGCAGTCGAGTGTCGCTACCCGCACCTCGTTTGAATAGGTTAAGTCCTCCAGATATTCCTTGCCGCCGTTAATGGCACTAAAGGTCATGCCGTCTTTACCGATGGCGTAGAGTCGCGTAACAAGGGATCGGGTATCGACTACACGCTTAATCCCAGTCAAGTTTTTGCGGTAGGCGAAGAGCGCACCGCTGTCTGTCCCGCTGAATGTCAGTAAATCCACTCGCCTGTCCCGGCTGTGGAACACCAAATCGCCGCCATGGATGTTCTGTACCATTCGAAGTATGGAGAGTGCGTTCTTTTCTTGGCATTCCCATGTTCTCAGGGTGGTTACATTTACTGTACCGACTTCCCAGCCTGTACCCGCAAGTGCAAATGCCATCGGAACAGCGGGCAGGTCAGCGTTGAATTCAACTGGTTGTTTTTCTGCAGAAAAAGTTAGGTCATAGAATGCAGCTTCCGCATAGACCGTTGTGAGTATGCTGTTGCCATCCGAACCTTTTTCATCCGTCATTGTCCGTATGCGGTAAACATCCTCAGCGATCTGCACCTGCTTCTCGTTGTCAAGCGTCGCCCGCTTCGGGTCACTGTAGGGCAGCTTGAATTCCAAGGTGTCCGCTCCGTTGATCTCGCCCGTAACAATGATGTCGTAAGCATTCTCCAGAACCGTTTCCCACGCTCCGTTCCCGTCCAAAACCACGGGGCGGGCAAAACCCAGTTTCTCATATGGAGATTTTGGGATATCATGAAGTGTGATATCGAGCAGCTTCGGCGTGACCGTCGTATCGCTGGTGCTGAGCGTTACCCTGTAACGGATATATGAGCGATTCGGTGAGGACAGTTCGCCGTTCGTGCCAACTGTCTGCCATGCCGACCAGTCCTGTAAATCATCTGAGGTTGATGTTTCTATCAGTGAAATGGACGTGACGCCCGCCGTGTATTCGCTTGTTGCCGATACCCGACCGCTCCCGGCAAGGCTGCATTCGGCAGCAATCGTCGTCAGTTGGCCGCTTTCGGGGTATAGATTATCAATGCCTTTCCGTAGGGTGACAGTTCCCGGCTCAGTTAGCGCATCCACGTTACTCGAAGTATCTCCGCCATTGGCAAGCATCGCCTGGCGGAAATAGTGAATCAAGTCATCAATAGTTAAGTCGCTGTCTGTTTCAAAGAACCACTCGTCCAAGCCACCTGCGTAGTAATACTGGTTTGCGTGCATTCCCATGACGATATCCGCCGTACTGGATGGATTCAATGTACCAGTAAATGTCCGCAAGGGGGCTGTCCACACTACACCGTCGGCACGGTTGCACAGAACTATCTGAGATGTTTTGTCCGTCGCATTTATGATGGCAGAGAGGAAATACCAACCACCATTGACCATGTTGAATCCAGGTGTTTCGGTTTGGTCAAGGATAAGCGTGCCCGCCGAATTATAGAGCATCATTCGCGGCCGTCCTTGATAGAGGGAAATATATAAAATAGGCTGACCGGGTCCTTGCCTTGTATTGAAAAGCGGAATGAAGTTCTGCCCGACAGAATAGGTGGTCGGATTTACCCAACCGCCGACGGCAATTTTATCACCGAGATCAGAAAAGAATGTACCGTCGTTGGTGGCGACAAGGTGCGTCTTTTCTGTGGTTGGGTTGTTGATGTTTATGCGAAAATACCGCCCAAACCTGCCGTTTAGTAAAGAGGCTGTTGTGCCGATCCAGCCGGAGACAGTAAAATGTCGTCCGTTGCCGGAGGAGTCCGTAAGGCGGGTATCGCTGTCCGGCGTGGATTCGTTGAAACGCCAGAGTGCGGATGTTTTTTCGGTTACAGGGATCTCGCCTGTAAAGTCTGTTTGAGAAGTCAATATGGATTTTACCGCCATGTCCTCACCTCCAACGGCTCTTCGCCTGTATTTGCAGTTCTGTAAAGGTCGCACCGATTGCCGTAATGGTTACGCTGTTCGCTCCTTTGCGAAGAATTGGAAAATTCAACTCTTGAAGCAGCGGCAGACCATTTCGGAGCGTTTCGCCCGTGCCGTCTACCACCTTGGCAGTAACCAAACCGCTGTCGATGACAAGGGTTTCCCCGGCAGCCAGCGCACCGATAACGCGAAGTTCTTCGTCATTTGTTTTCAACGACACATAGGTTGATGCCCCTGATGGAATGGTGCCTTTCAAAAGGAAGACAGGCAAAGAGTCTGTATTGCCTTTACTCCTCGTGACCGCATTCGCGCCTGCTTGGGTTAGCGTAAAACCCTCGTCCGTCAAAGCGTAAGCATGTGGGTCGGGGCAGACGAAGTTCAAGTCAAATGCACCCGCTGAGCGAATAAGCCGTTCACAGTTCACTTCCGTCTGCAGTCGCGCTGTGAAATAGCGGTCGGCTACATCGTCAAGCACAAGCTGTTTCAGCCCCTTATCCGGGTCAAGCCATTCTGCCAGACCATCCAGAACTCCAACCAATGAAGCGAGGTTGTGCTTTGGAGCGATATTACAGCGAACGGTTATGACCCGCTCTGCGCTATCACTGCCAAAGTCTGCCACGCCGGGCTTGCCGGGTATGGAAACAAAGGAGTTGCGCAAGGGTGGCGAAGCCTGCCAAGAGGTCAGCCGAGCCTTGACGTTCATGCTTTGTGATGAGATTCCGTTGAAAATAAAGCCCACGCCAACACCTCCTTATGCCGGGCTAAACCGCCCCTGCGCCCGCGAGCCGGTTTGCATCAGATTGTACAGTTCCTGTGATATTCTGCGGATGTCGTCCTCGCTGCGGACAATCATCTGCTGTATGTTGATGAGCGAGGGCATGCCTGATACCGCCAAGCCGCCATGACTTCCTGTCACATCACCCATGTTTATGCCGGGCGTATCAAAAGCGGTGGGGATAGCGTTCTGCATATCGTCTGCGACTTCATCCATCGCCCGTTCGAAGCCCACACCGATGCCCTGCCCCATGTTTTCGCCAAGTCCGGCAAATAAGGTGGAGGGAGAACGGATACCGAAGAAGTTTTTAATGCCGTCGACGATCCCTCCGAAGAAGCCGGAGATTTTACCCCAAATCCAATCGGTGACGTTCGAAATACCCTGCCACAGCCCCTTGATAAGGTCGCTGCCGACTTGCACGATTTTACTGATGTTACCGGTAAAGCCTTTCACGATAGCCGTAATAATCTGAGGTATCGCTTTTACGATTTCCACGATGATGGTTGGCAGGTTCTTTATCAACGCCACGAACAGCTGAATGCCCGCTCCTACAAGCTGCGGGATGCTCCCGATAATCGCCGTAATAAGCGATGAGATGATCTGTGGTATCGCCGCCACGATGGCAGTTATAATCTGCGGCAGGTTTTGAACCAACGATATTAACAGCTGAATCCCGGCGTCAATAAGCTGGGGAATAGAGCCGAGGATCGCTGTAATTAAACCCTCGATAATTTGTGGTATTACCGCCACAATTGCCGTGATGATTTCAGGCAAGGCGTCTACTAAGGACACCAGAAGCTGAATCCCAGCATCAATAATTTGCGGGATAGCCCCGATGATAAAATCTACAATGCCGAGGATGATAGCGGGCAGAGCAGCGATCAATTGGGGTAGTGCATCCAGGATTCCCTGTGCCAGTCCAAGAATCAGTTGAAGGGCGGCATCAAGTATCATAGGCAGGCTTTCCATCAAGCCTTGAACGATTGTGATCACAGCGTTCACCGCCGCCGGTATCAACTGTGGAAGTGCATCGGCGATGCCTGTAACGAGAGTGGCCACTAATTGAACCGCTGCATCAATAAGTAATGGAAGATTATCAATCAGCGCACCCACAATAGTCATAACAGCATCCACGGCGGCGGGGATGAGTTCGGGCAAAAGCGTTAAAATCGTTGTCAGCACCTGTGTGAAAAGGTCGACTACCGTAGAGAGCAGAGTCGGGAGCAAATCACCGATTGCCTGTAGTATCCCGTCAAGGGCAGGTGGCAGTGCTCTTACGATATTCACAATAACTGGAACAATGTTTTTCACGACGTTCTGGAACGCCTCGACCACATTACCAATCAAAAGTCCTACATCAGCATTGGCATTACCCAAACCCGCCATCAAGTTGCCGATAGCCGACTGCATCCCTGCCATAGAGCCAGTTATTGTTTCCGTGGCTTCCAAGGCGGTCGTTCCTGTGATCCCCATTTCGGTCTGAATGACATGGATTGCTTCGGTCAAATCGGAAAATGAAGAGAGGTCGTATTTAATACCGGAGATTTTTTCGGCATCAGCCAAGAGCCTCTCCATTTCAGACTTTGTGCCGCCATAGCCCAGTTTCAGGTTGTCGAGCATCGTGTAGTTCTGCTTGGCGAAACCCTGATAGGCATTTTGGATGGATGCGATGTCCGTACCCATTTTATTGGCGTTATCGGCCATGTCCGTAATCGCCATGTCCGCAACCTGCGCTGCTTTTGCGGTATCGCCGCCGAGGGACTGGATAAGACTTGCCGAAAAGCCCGTGACGGTTTCCATATATTCGTTGGCGGACATACCGGCGGTCTTGAAGGCATTTTCGGCATACCCTTGAACAGACTGCGATGCCTCACCAAAGAGGGTATCCACGCCGCCGACCAGTTGTTCGTAGTCCGCATAGGCGGATATGACTTCTTTGCCAAGTTTGACGGCTGCGGCTCCGGCAGCAACAGCCACCGCGCCCATTGCCACACCGATGCCTTTGAGGATGCCGCCCAGCTTCTCGAACTTTCCGCCGGATTTTTCGGCGCTGTCGCCAGCGTCCTCCAGTTCCTCGCCAAGGTCGTCGGCTTCTTCCGCTGACTCTTCCAATTCACGCTCCATATTGTTCAGTTCCGCGTTGGCGTTATTGAGAGCGATCTGCCAGTTTTGAGTGCGGCGATCATTTTCACCAAAGCTTTCGGAGGCGTTTCGAAGAGCGGCTTCAAGGGTGGAGATTTTGTCCTTCTGGGCATCGATCGCTTTATTGAGGACTTCGTTGCGAGCGGCAGTAGCTGCTATGGATTTATCCTGTTTGTCGAACTCGCTCGTTACCAGCTTCATTTCGCTACCCAGTACTTTGAACGACTGGTTTATATCTCGCAGTGCGCTTTTAAACTCCTTTTCGCCCTCGACTCCTATTTTTAACCCGAAGTTGTCAGCCACTTAAAACACCTCCTCCCTCAAAAAAATTAGATGCCATCAGGGATGACATCTTCAATAAACTGTTCGTGCTTTGGTTTGGTCATTCCGAGGAACTGGCGATGGCATTCCCACAAGTCCAGCAATTGCCCTATCGGGGTGAGCCACGTTTCCTCTTCGGAGCGATTCAGATGAACCGTACCGTAATATAAAAGTCGGGTAAACAACTCATCGTCGCTTACCCGACCTCGGCGTTTTTTGGTTCGCCATCCTCGCTTTCGATGTTACGAGCCGTTCCTTTGAACATCGCCTCGGTAATTGCCGACTTATACGCCGCCAGTTCAAGTGGCGAGGTGAGCAATTCCACTTCTTCCTCGGTCAGCAGATCTTTCGGTTTCTCCTTGTTGCGCAGGTTGTGGATGAGGATGGGCTGGTTAGCAAGGAGTGTAATCAACCAAATAATCTCGTCCAGCGCCATCTCGAAGTTTTCTGACTTCATTAACTTATCACCCAAGTTATCCAGTCCGCCGTAGCGTTTGGCGATTTCCTTTGTAGCACGGGTGGACAGAATCAACTGATAATCTTCATCGCCGATTTTTATGACGGCACTTCGTTCGTTATCCATGCATTAACCCTCCAAACCCGTGTCAAAGTCAGGTTCGTACACTTCCGTATACCAACCGCTGATCACACCTGGTAGCACATCCGTATCATCTTCGTTAACTTCTGCTTTCCAAGGATGACGATCGTTGCCGTCCGGTTTATTGCGGCGGGAAACAGTACCTTCAATACTCGGTGTGGAAAAGGTGATGCTATCGCCCTTGGTGGCGAGATTGGTGGACGGAACGCCGAACTTCACGCGGTAAAGCCAGAAGTAGCGGTACTTACCATTCGCTTTTTTTGCCCGAAATCCAATAGCAACAGGGTCGCCACCGTCCTCTGAAGCCGAAATAAGAACGCCGTTTTCATCCATGGTCGCTCCTGTCAGCTTTGCGGCGACTGTTTTTCCGATGTCATCCACACCAAGGGTAAGCTTACCGTTTTTGAATTCCTTGATGATTTCAGCGGCACCATCGTCCGCCCAGAGTGTCGCTTCCGCAAGTTCGATAGATAATTCAGCAGAGATTGCCTTAGCCAGCATTACCGGAGTGTCGTAGGTCTCGTGACCCGTAATAGGCGCTTCGGTGACTGTTGCGTAGTAGAGTTTATCAAGACCAATTGTAGCCATGTTATATTTCCTCCGTTTCGTATTCTTTCGCCACATCGATGGCGTAATGATAATAGCCGCTATCGTTCTCATAGCCGATGTAGCGGCGATCTGTTATCGTAAACGCCGCACCAAGCAGGGTGGCGGTAATCTGATTTTTCCGGTTGATGTAATTGCCTTCTGAAAACAGGGATATCCTCACCTCGGACACATCAATAAGCGGTGTATTATCCCCGAACAAGGCAAACTCATCCGTCATCGGTGTGAGAACAAGATACTCGTTGGGTGCAACACCGCTGAATATGCCCGTTTCCACAGGTAGTAGAGGAGAGAGCAGCGCGTTCAGTTCCTGCAAAATGCTCATATGCGCTCCACCTCCTGGTCGAATTTTTCCTTCATCGCTTCAATAGCCGCATTCCTCGATTGTCTGCGAGCTGGTCTCATGAAGGGTTTCGGCGGCTGACCGTGCTTACCGTATTCGAGAATATTAGCGATTTTGGCGTTACTGTCGCCGTCGCTTCTTGGCTCGGCAAAACCAATTTTGATATCCCAGCCTGAGCCGTCCCGTTTCTGCTTCGCAGGCGACAAACCGAGAGAGTCTTCCAACTCACCTGTGGAACGACTCTTTGTTTTCGTGCCATGCCCGACTACAGAGGAGAGGTTGCTTTTTGCCTTAGAAAGAACGACTTCACCGCCTGCTTCCAGCACTTTGGGGATAATTTCATCCGTTTTATTGCCAAGGCGAGAGAGTTTTAGAAGAAATTCCTCCGGCATTTTCATTTCGATTTTTGCCATTACCTCACCGTCCCTTCCAATTTTTCCGCCAACACTTCAATATACATCCCGCGTCCGCGCACATCTTCCGCGTTAATAATGTTATAGCGGCCATCAGCTTCGGAGATAAAGTGTGAAGTCGTGACCGTTAAGCCCGGAATTTTGCGGAAGCGAAACATCGCTGTTACGCTTGAAAACGCTGCATTCCCAATAATCCGTTCCCATTTTGCGGTGGTGTTGCGAACTTCCTTATATGCCTTAACCGAAGCGATGATGTTGTCGCCTTTAGTGACGAAACCCTCTGCATCTTTTACTGGATCGGTTGAGATGATGTTGATTGGCGTACTCATTTTTCCGTATCCCATGCTTACACGCCCCACAATCTGTCAAGTCGCAAAAGCATGTTGACCGTATTCCAGACTTGTTGAGAAGCCTGAACGCTGTCGGCAAAGAAACCGGCAGTCGAGCCATCGCGGGATTCGTACCAATTCGATACAAGCATGATTACGGCCTGTTCAGTTGCGGCGGGTATAGAATTTTCGGTGTAATAGCCCTCCGCAATATGCTGGTAGCTCTCGGCATAATTGACAGCGGCGGCGATGAGGCGCAGGAGCAGATCGTCGTCATCAGCGTGTGTCAGTATTAGGTTTTCTTTGACTTTTGGCAACAATTCCGTTGGCGTCATCGCCGCTCACCTCCATTATTCTTGGTCTGCCATCAATCCCGCAGCTTTCAGTTTTGCGAGCAGAGCATTGAAATCCGTAACAAGTGTGGCTGTGTCCTCAGCTATGCTGTCAGCTTGATTCGCAGCAGCTTTCACAAGTCCGGAGACTGACTCCGTAGCATCGGTAGGATATGTCGGGACATACAGCCTATGGTCTTCGCCGATTTTCACTTCGACAGTGTCATCCTCACCAGCAGCGGCGGCTTTTACACCGCCAAGAGTATCCCCAGTTGCCACAAGGAGAGGGTCGGCGGAGAGCCCCGTTACCGAGGCTCCCTCTTTGATTTCCAGCGTGCCGCCGATAACGGTTTTTTCGCCGCCCTGTTCGGTATAGTTCTTTGTGTTATAGCTCATATTGCACCTCCGTTAAGCTTTCTGCTGGAGAACCTTGATAGCCTCCGGCAGAATCAATTTGCCGTCCACACGTTGGGTGGCAACGAAGCCCACCTGCCCGGTGACAGCGAAGAGTTCATTCAGTCGCTTAAACACACGCCCCTGACGGTCGGCTACCCAGTAATAACTGAAGTCTCCAAACACAATGGTCTTGGCGGCTGCAGCGATGGTGGGTACATATGCGGAAGTGTAAACAGGACGGTTCAAAATGGTGTCAGGCGTACCCGCTTGCAGGGAGGGCTGCCACAGATACTGGCCCTGCCCATCCTTTAACTTGCGGATGGCCTTTACAGTAGCATCGTTCATAACAAATACAGCCTTGTTGCGGTAAGGCGCCTTAAGCGAGTAGAACAAATCAAGCACCTCATCCATCGTGACGGCGGTAGCTCCTGCTGTGGTTACGCCAAGCTGTGCACCGCCAGTCGCAGCAAGGATGCCGGTGGGCTTGCCGGAGCCGTCGCCAGTAAAGAAGGCGTCCTCCTCTTTATTACCGATGCGCCTTGCAAACTCTCTGGAAATGTAGGCTTCGAGATTGAACACACTGTCGTTTAGCAGTTCCTCGGATACTTTGATGAGCGTGCCCAGCTTGTAAGCGCCGATGGACACCTGGCCGAAAGCATCGTCGCTGTCGGGGATGGTACCTTCTTCGTCGATCCACGATGCGGTTCCCTTGGATGCTACGACAGGAATTTTACGATCACCGGAAGAGGTGGTGATGACGTTTGCCAACCTGCGGAAGACATTCTCCTCGTCGAGGGCTTCCACAAGCGTGCGCTCAAATTCGTCGGGCACGAGGTAGCCGCCCTCGGAGTCGGTGCCGATTTGCAAGGCGTTTTTTACGCTCATATCAAGACCCTCGTTGCCACGAGTGCGCATGGCATTCCAGAATGCTTTTCTGTATTCGGCGGACGCACGGCCAGTCTTGTCCTCAGTGGACTTGTTCGGTGCACCTAAAATAGGAGCGGATGTAGGCTTGCTCATCTCAAGGTCATAGGCCGCCTGGCGTTCCAGACGCTCAATTTCCTTGCCGAGAGCGACCATGTCGGCTTCCATCTTGTCGTACTCTGCGGCAGCTTCAGCGGGAACAAACCCGTCCGCGCCGCGCTTCTGGTCAAGGAACTCCTTTGCGGTGTTCCAGATTTTGTTGCGCTTCTCGCGCAGTTCAAGGATTTTATTCATTGTCATTACCTCCATAAATTTAGTGGATAATCAAATTGAGCCGCTGTTGAAGCGACTCAGCGAGTACGCCTTGCGGCTCAGGTTCGGGTTGCGGTTGTTCTTTGGTCTTTACCTTATCAAGCAAGGAATTGGTGACTGCCCTGCGACTGAACGCATAGGTCGGAGTGGCTTGATGTCTTTTGCTGTCTTCCAGCACACCGTCAGCGAAACCCAGTTCAATCGCCTTGTTTGCGTTCATCCACGTTTCTGCGTCCATCCAGTGGGAGATTTTTGCTCTCGACTGATTGGTTTTGACTTGGTAGGCGTTGATGATGGATTCCTTGACCTCGTCCAGCATGGAGATGGCTTTTTGCATTTCGTCCGTGTCACCAATGGCGATGGTCAGTGGATTGTGCACCATCATCAGTGCGGTGGGAGCCATGAGGACTTTCGTGCCAGCCATAGCGATGACACTTGCCGCAGAAGCGGCGATGCCGTCAATCTTGACCGTGACGTTGTGCGGATAATCCATCAACATGGCGTAGATTTGACTTGCAGCGATGCAGTCTCCGCCGGGCGAATTTAGCCAGATGGTGATGTCACCCTTGTCTGAGAAGAGTTCCGATTTGAACATTGCCGGAGTGATTTCATCACCCCACCAAGTCTCATCCGAGATCTCTCCATCAAAGTAAAGGACGCGTTCGCCACTTTCGTCAGCATCACGCGCCCAGTTCCAAAACTTCTTGTTTTTTGCCATTAGCTTGTATCCTCCGTTTCATTTGGTTTGTATGCTGCTCCAACATCGGCCAGCTTGACCATGTTGCCGTTGACGAAGTGCAGATCGCCGCCTTCCTCGGCAGTCAGCAGATTCATATCCTCCAAGCCACGTACATCGTTGACCGACATAAATCCGTTTTGAATGCCTGTTGAATAGCCTTGCATACGGCTTTGGTAGTCGCCGCGAAGTAGTCCGTCGAGATTAAACTTGATAAAGAACGTCGCTTTTTCCGATGGCAGAATGAGAGCCTGCTGTAAAGACTGCTCCCACCTGACCACCCACGGGTCGAGGGTATACTTGACGAACTCTAAAGACTGCTGTTCGATGTTGGAGAAGCTACTCTTTTCAAGGTCGCCGACCATATGAGGAGGCACTCTGAAAATACGGGCAATTTCATTTATTTGAAACTTACGTGTTTCCAAAAACTGCGCCTGTTCAGGCGGTATGGACATCTGATGGAATTTAAGACCTTCCTCCAAAACCGCTACTTTGTGTGCATTTGCGCCTCCGAATTGCGACTGCCAGCTTTCTCTGAGCCTGTCGGCCTGTTCCGGTTTGATGACACCGGGGTGTTCCAGTACACCGCCGGGGTTCGCTCCGTTGGCGAAAAACGTAGCGCCGTAGTCCTCCGTTGCAAGGGCAAGCCCCACGGCGTTCTTTGCCATCGCAATCGGCGAGTAACCTATAAGGCCGTCAAAGCCCAAGCCGGGGATATGCAGGATATTCTCGCGACGTAACTTGACCTGACCCTTGTCACTTTGGTAGGTGTAGACCAGTTCGCCGCTTTCGTTTCTATCCACAGCCATTCGGTCGGGCAGGAGTGGATAGAGTGCAATGGGAAAACCCCTGCCGTCTCTGATAATCTGTGCGTAGGCGTTGCCCCAAAGTAAAAGATGACTCATCAGTGTTTCTCTGAACACAAATGAAGTCATCTCGCGGTTAGGCTCATCATGAAGAAGCCGGTAGAGGGGGTGCGACGGTTTTGTGGATTTGCTCCCGTTGGCGGTTCGCTCATATACATGGAGCGGAAGTCCCGCCACCGATTCGGCAAGGATACGGACGCAAGCGTAGACCGCTGAAGTCTGCATCGCCGTCCGCTCATTGACCGCCTTACCGCTGGTTGTGCCACCGAAGAGAAAACTCCAGCCGCCGCCGACACGGTTTTTAGGCTTATCCCGTGAGCGGAACAACCCTGAGAATATGCTCATATAAATAACAACCCCCTTTCATCATAGACACTGTCGTTGATACCGCCGCCGAGGGTTGCCCTCGCAAGTCCCATGATCAGCGCGACCACACCGTCTATTTTCTCTGTTGATTTCTTTTTATTGGGTTTGATGTTGCCTGCAGCGTCTTGGTCGACGATGACATTACTCATATTCCAGTCGAGGACAGGATGTTTGCCGTGGCGTATTTTGCCTTCCATCACAAACTGAAAGAAGTCCTTTGAAGGTGGGGACATGGAAATGAAACCCTGACCGAACGGAAACACCGTAAACCCATGCTCCGCACCCAGTTCTTCAAGGTCGCGGCGAATCTTCTCTGCACCGTAGCGGTCGTAGGCGATTTCACGAATTCTAAAACGCTCCGACAGCTTGGCGATGAAAGCCACTATGTAGTCATAGTCCACCACATTGCCCTCGGTGGTGTTGAACACTCCTGACTTTTTCCATACGGCATAAGGAACGTGGTCGCGCCTTGTCCGCAGGTCAATCACATCTTCCGGTAGCCAGTAAAATGGCATCACTGTGTATTTGGTATCAACTCCAACCGGTGGGAATACCAGAACCAGAGCCGTAAGATCGCCGGTACTGGAAAGGTCGAGACCGCAATAGCAATCCCGACCCTCATATTCTTCGAAGTCTATGTCTTCGCCGCAGGCGTCCCATTTGTCCATAGGCATCCACCTGATATCGGCGTTGCACCATTCGTTCAGGCGGAACTGCCGAAAGTGCATCTCCTCGGAGGGGTTTTGTTTCGCCTGTTCATAGGCAGCCTGCACCGTTTCAAAGGGAATCGTTACGTCGATGGATGGATTGACCCGTCGCCAGACGGCTTCGTCATTCCAATCATCATCTTCTTCAATGCCGAATACGGCAGGATAGAAGGACGGATCAATTTTTGAGCCGTCCATAACCGCTTTTGCTTTTTGGTGGATTTCATAACAGATGCTCGTCTTATCCCTGCCCGCTGTGGTGATGAGAAAGTAGAGGGGCTGCCGTCTGGCGTCACCCGTGTACTTGGTCATGGTATCGAACAGTTCGCGGGTCTGCTGGGCAAAAAGCTCATCAAATATAAGACCGGAAACATTGAAGCCTTGTTTGGACTTTGTTTCCGAGGACAGCACTCTATAAAAACTGTTGGTGTGCGGGAATATAATCCGCTTGGTTGACGGCACAAGTTTTGACAGCTTTGCCAGATCGCCGCATTGCTCGACCATCGCTTTGGCAGTATTGAAAACAATACTCGCCTGATTGATGTCGGCGGCACAGGAGTAGACCTCGGCACCCGCTTCGCCATCGGCGAACAGGAGGTAGAGGGCGATTGCCGCCGCCAGTTCGGACTTGCCGTTTTTCTTGCCGACCTCAACATACGCCGTGCGAAACTGCCGATAACCGTCCTCTCCGACGATGCCAAAAATATCACGGATAATTTGCTCCTGCCACGGCATCAGCTGAAAAGGTTTTCCATACCATTCGCCGGTGGTGTGCTTGAGCATGGATATAAAATTAACCGCAAAATCTGCTCGCCGTACATCGTATCGGCTGGTCGGCAGCATGAGTGGTGTTGGTTTGTATTTGAAATCAGGCATCGTCATCCTCCTTTCGCGCAAAATAAAAGACCCCCGAAGAAGTCATCAAAATCTATCTGTACGAGAGACAGCCCCTTGTCGGGGTGTCTGTCTTTCGGTTGTTTCGTGTTTAGTTGTACTTGCTGAGGATGATGGTGTAGACCGCCTTGACTTCGTCACCCGGTTCGATATCCCAGCCCCTGTCATAGCTGCAAAGGTCGCGGGTCTCGCCGAACTTGCGTAGTGTCAGCTTGCTGATTTTGCCGCCGTCGATACCGAACGGAGAGCTTTCCTCATAATGCTTGACCCAGTATTTGTACTTGCTGCCTGTCGATGGGCAGTAGATAATTCCTTCACTCCACATTTTCAAGTTCCCCTGTCAATATCAGATTTGCATATCGCTTGGTGTCCGTGGAAATGAAGTTCGCTAATTCGTTGAATCCCATCTCCATCGCAATTTTGAACACTGCCTTGGTATCAAACATATTCGTGCGTCCCGTGGCCGCCACCTTACGACATTGTGCTTTGACAACCTCGGCTTTGGAAAGCAGTCTGATTTCATCCTCGCCAAAAACTGCTCCGAGATGTGAGCCGCTGTCCCAGAGAATGAAAACCGTGCCTGTGTCGTCTACGAAGTCTACCGTTCCCGTGTCGCCGGGTTTCAGCTTGGTGTAGGGGTCAGTCATAGAAATCAGTTCAACACGAGCGCCTTTTTTGTACCTTACCCTCCGTGCTTCGAGGGATGCTTTTGATATGAAACTATTCACTGTCTGCCACCTCCATTTTCTTGCCGCCTTTCCAGCTTGAATTGCCTTCAAGTCTTGAAAGTAATATCTTTCGAGCTGCTTTGTACTCGTCGCCGATGAAGCCAAGGGAGAGCAGGAAACACCGCATGGCGTATTTCGGGTTACCGTCGATGTCTTTTTCTCTTGCCGTAATTCGCTTCTTTTCAATTGTAGTTTTGCAAAGCAGGCTGATCAGCGTGGCGTAGGCTTCTGTGTGTTCCGCATCAATTGCTCCTTTAAACCAGGGGAACTGCAGTGTGTCAGTGGTCTGCTTTATCGGCAGGTCATCCGTTCCGAGCGACGCCTTGAGAAGCGGGGCTTTGGCATTCACCAGTTTGGAGAGGTTGTCGAGTTTTTCAGGTGTAAAGCCGTCAAGGGGTATTTCGATGGTCAGGCGGTCGCTGAGTTCCGCTTGGTATGTGCTGCTTTCGGGTCCAGTCGCCAGCTCATCGTATTCTTCGGTGACTGCCTTGAAGCTGTGCAAACCGCAAAGGTTAGCGACCAGCTCCCGGTTGTCCTCGCCCATGACCGTGCCAGTCTTATCGATGTGGTAGTCGCCAACCTCGTAGGCGAATGTCGGCGCTCCGAGGTAATTGGTCGGAGCGTTTAGTTCATGGCTGATGGCTGCGACCAGTGATTTGCGTTCAGGGCCTGTTACGTTGTAAGAAAGTCTCATGCTCGTTTCCTCCATTTCCCTTGATTTTGCAGGGTTTTTTTGTCCTCCGTGCACTACATATATCACTCTGAACGCCTTTAATAGCAAGCTTTTATGTGATAATAAATGCACCGAATATCAAGGAAATACAGCCCCTTGTTATTGTGTGTATGACAGATAAAGTCCGTATAATGGTGTAAAAAGAAACTTCAAATAAAAATGAGCCAAAATGCTCGTCCTCGGTTAAAATAAAAGTACCAACAAATACCTAACTGAGGAGATGAACAAAATGGCTCAATTAA